TGCTCTAAAAACTCAACTTGACCTGCTGCATCGCCAGATTGCGCGGCTTGCAACATTTTCATTTTTGCATACTCAACTCTGGTAGCCTCATCTTCGATGGACTTATCTAGTTGTGCAAACTGATATGATGCTGCTGCGTTTTCTACTTTGGCTAAACGTTCAGCCAACTCAGCGTTGCGGCGCTCAAGTGCGCTAATCTTGTTACGAGCTGTTGCGTCTCGTTGTTTGTTTAATTCTTTTTTGAGTCTACGCTCTTCTCTGCGTGCCTCACGAATCCGTTCCCGGTCTTCGTCTGTTTCGTCTTCATCTTGCTCATTTGAAGAATCTTCTTGATCTTCATTTGGCTCTTCGTCTGTTTCTTCTGCCTTTACTTCTTTCTTAGGCTCTTCTTCAGCATCAGCAAGAGGATCTGGTTCCATTTCATACGCTACCAGTGCGCTGCCGTCAGTTTGTTCTTTGACGGGTATGTCTTTTTCATTATCTGCCATAATTTTCTTTCAAAATTAGTCTACAAACGCTTTCATCTTTTGCGCATGGCCAAATGACTTAATGCGTGAGATGATTTCACGTGCCTGGATAGTAATAAACACCACGGGGGCGCCTTCATCATCCGGATTAACAACAAAACGGTCACCGCCGTACTTGATGGTTCTAACCAAATCGCCTTCTTTGCACCAAGGGCCTTCAATCCAAGGCTCTAAGGTATCTGGCGACTTATATGCTAGTGGGCCAATCTGGCGTACTTTAGCTACAGTCTCATTGAAACGTAACGTCTGTCGGGTTTCGTCAACTAAAATGATTCCGCCCTTGCTTCTATCCTTCTCCCGTCGTAACTGCACTAAAACACGGTCTCCGGCTACTTCAATACCTGGATCAATGTCCGGAAAGCATTCCGCTTCCGAGCGAAGATCTGGGTCTTCCTTTTGTGATAAATCAAATGCCATGCGGCATCTCCTTTCTTGAATCTTACGATTCGTTTTCGTCGTCTTCTCTTAAAATTTCATCAATGATGTCTATTACTTCTTTAAATCCCTCGAATCTACCAACTAAACGCTGGTAATCATCAAAAGAATTAACATTAATGCCGGCGGTAAGAGTAATCGCCAGTTTTGCTTGTTCGTCTCGCGTACGCGAAATAATTTCAGATATAAAGTCCTTCATAATCTTACTAATGCAAGGTTATGAAGGAATCCGCCCTAAAATCAATAAAAATTGCCGCCGCCAATATCTTTGAGGTTTTTATCTTGACCAACTTTGCAATCTTTAGCCATTTTGTTTTGGGCTGCGCCTTTTTTCCAGTTGTTATCTCTGTGGCTGCCAGAAGCGCCCTTGTCGAGGTTTTTCTCGCCAGGACCGCCGCCGTAACCCATATTGCCAGTTTCTTGGTAAACTTGGCGAAAACCTTTTAAATTCTCATCAGACATTTGTTACTCCTGTTGGGGGTGTGGGTGGTTGTAAATTTGCTTGTTGCTGTTGTAATGCTGCTTGGTTTTGTGCATCTACTGCAGATTGCTGTTGTGCCAACATAGCGTCAGCGTTTTTCTGAGCCATTTGGGTTTCGTGCGCAAAACGTTGTTTTTCTATCTCAATACCATGGTCACGAATGCTACGTTCGGCTTCGTTAGTTGCCTGAATAGCTAGCTCATTTTGCTCTCGCTGCATAGCAAGATGGTCAGCGGCCAAACTAGCGCCGGCTGTAATAGAAGCCACACGCTCTTTAGCGGAATTGTTGATGTCTGCCAGTGCAATTTGGGTTGCATTTTTCTGGGAGTCAATAGTTGCTTGGGTTTCGTACTTAGCCTGTAGGTCAAGCACTTGACGTTGCAATTCAGCAATCTTAAGTTCGTAATCTTGCTGGTGTTTAGCTGTTTCCATCTGCATTCTAGCCTGAGCTTCAGCTTGTTTGCGTTGGGTCTCAGCCATTTGGGTCTTAAGAATAACCTGAGCGGTTGGATCAGACTCAGCTTGAACTTGACGCTGTTGCTGTTGAGCTTGTTGTACTTTTTGTGCCAACTGTTGGATCTGTTGAACAAACGGTTGCAGGGTCATTTGCGCATCTTGTGAAACCATTTGAGCTGCTAAAGCCAAAGCCTGTTGTGATTCCAAATCTAATGGCTTTTCTTGGTGCAACTCAAGGACATCGCGCCCGCCTGAAGCCTGCGCTACGTAACCACGCATAGATTGCAGATAGTGCAAGGTTAAATGTTGTTTGATATGCTCTAAAGCATGGGGTGCAAACGCCGGACCAATTACGGGGTTCCCACCATAAGCAGGATCCGTAGCATATTGCATGTGGATCTTGATGTGGCTGATGTGATCTTGATCGGGGTACGCTGCTGCTGGTCGACCCATAGTCATCGACACGTTTTCCAACGCTGGGTTGGATTCTTTTGCACCTAACGGATTTGGTAAGACCTCATCAATTGCGGGAACCTTAAGCTGCCCAAGGATTCGGCGGTATACCGCACGAATGTCGAACATATTGGGTGGTGCGCTCTGAGCCATTTGCAACAGCGCTTGGTTTTGTGCCAAACGTTGTGTCTCAGAGAAAATATTAGGATCAGATACTGGGCGTACATCACTGTTGTATGCAAAGTCACGAACCTGGATTTCTTCACCAGATTGGTTGTCCATTTCCGCCAAATACCAATGATTGATACGGGAAATAATTGCCAGCGACTTAGCTTGGCTGCGGTGCATGCGCGCGTGGATGCTAGAGAATACCTTAGCGCCCTGCTCAATAAGTGCCTGCACGGTGCCAACTGGGGTTTCGTTACTTGCGTCGCCAATTTTTTCTTCGGCGGTAGTTACTACGCCTTTAGCTGCGTTGGTTAGCCATCCCATTAACTCCAACAATACAGAGGATGGTGGATTGAATGGCATAGCCATTGCAATTTTACGAACGTCGTCTACTCCAGGTGCGCCTTCAATCTCAACTACTTGCGTAGGTTCGATTCGATCGCTTTGGCCACCAATTCGTCCACCCTTGAGTTTAAGTAGTGTTTGGGAATTATTAATATGCGCCGCGTCCAATAGAGCACGTAGAGCGCCAGTGAGAGCAGCGCTAAGGCCGCCAATAAGATGGGGAAGACCAATAGCATAAGCGCCACGCCAAGGGATAAATTTAAACTCGACATACCAGTCCAATTTTTCAAACTTCGCATCATTTGCTTCCCAGTTACGATACAGACCCAAGACTTTGCTTGTGGTCTCGTCAATCATTAAAATGTAAGGGGCGCGTTGGCCGTCTGTCTCTGCGTCTTCTTCCAAACGCATGAAACATGTAATTTCATAAACACGACGCAATCCGTCAATGTTCTTAGAAGGCATGTCTTTGCCTTCAATCTTGTTGTTTGCTTTTTCAGACTGGGTCTGGTCATTTAACGGCGCGTCAGATGAGTACGCACTGTCGATGTCAATGTAGATACCCGCCTCGACACGTTGCAAGAATGTGTCTTCGGTAATGTCTTGTACTTCGGTTACACGCTGCGCTGTGTAAAAGTTTGTTGACGAGTACGGTAGCAAAATGTTATCAATTGGTACCCATTCGCACAGTGGTCGCTTTTGTTCTTCGTCCCAGCGCCACTTAAGGAACTGTGAACCACCCAGGGGCAACTGAGTAAGCAACTGCTCCATCTCATCGCGGTACTCTGGAATCTGTTCTGTTAACTGCCAGTTAAGGAAGTTGACTTTACGATCTGCAGTTTCTTCTCTTAGGCGATTTGCTTCGCCCTTGATGTTAGACTTAACTAAACCGTCTGGCGGAAGAAGTTCTTTAGACGCCGAAGCCGCGAAATCAACGCAAGCCTCTGCCATAACTGGGTGTACCACTTTGCTAGCGCCATCAAACGTGGCACCGCCTGGTGCGTCTTTACCAAGACCTGTTCTTCGTAATCCCTCTTCATACTGTTTGTCTCTTTGTGTGCGTGATTCTTTGTCTACATCAATAAGGTCTAAATACTCAACGGCTAAATTCTGTAATGTGCCCTCGTCCATGCTTTCTGCCAAGTTGGCATAGAACTCTGGATTTTTACGTGGGCCTTCTTTTGCTTGAAAATTTACAACAACCGAACCATCTTCTAACTCAACAACTTCCGATTCAACATCACTGGGCTCAAGACCTAGAGTTTCCTCGTAGTAGTCCATCTCTACGTCTTGCATCTGAGCTTCTTTGACGTTTTCTTGATTCTCCAGACCGGGCAGGTTTGCACCCGTCTGCATAGGAAGTATTGGATTTGCCATGTTTTATTTGAAAAACTGGTTAAAAGCTTTTACTAAAGCTGGATGGGAATAGGGGTCGGTGTTTTGTGGATTTTCTGCCACAAATAAATCTGCTTGCATGTCTTTTACTGATTTTCCTTCGGCAAACCTAGGAATCACGTTAGTTTCCTCAATCAACATTTGTTGTGGGGTTTTTAACATGCCCGGACTATGAGGCGCTATTCCGGCCGCTTCCATTAACATTTGGTGTGGAGTCTTTAAGGGATTCATAATACTACTAATGCAATAAATGGGGGTATTCCGCCCTACTGGGCGTACGGATTGACAAACTTCTTGGAGTAGTCTTCATCGGCATAACTATAATCCCTCGCTGGTAATGGGTCAAGTTGGATCCATCCTGAGTCACGCAACACACGCAACGCCTGAGACAATGAGTCCACGTAGTCATCATGCCCGCCCGCTTCTGGGAACGAACAAACCTGACGCAAGAATCGTTTTGCCCAGCTTGCGTATTCCCCTTTTTGTTTGTTGTCTTCTGGTATCCAAACTTTACCTTTGGCTACCAGGGGCGCAACAATGTTAAGACGTTGCACCTTGTCCGCTCTGCCAGGGTTATACCCCCTGACCGGCACACCGGCGCCTTGGAGCTCTTGGATTAGGCTGATACCCGCCGACTTGTCTTCCATTAGGATCAGGTCAGCCTTTCGGCCCTTGCCAAAGTCGTTGTCCGCACCGTATACCACTTCCTTAAAGTCGTCAATTACTTTTCTGCGCAACTCTGGGTATGATAAGTGCTCGTCCCAAGAGTCTAGCAGTATGATTGCCGTGCCGGCGTCTAGTTGTTCAAACACGCCCCAGATGGTGCAGGCGGTTGGGTCGTTCATAGTTTTTTCAGAAGTCGCCGGATCATACGACGCAATAACATACTCCAGCGTCGGAGTGGGTTTGTTCGCCGGCCACAGGCGGAACTGTTTGCGCTTGATGATACCCGACTGTTCCGGGTCAAGGATTTCACCATAGATCTCTTGTCGGCCAATATCAGTGCCGTCGTAAGTCTCAAGCTGTTTGAAGAACGTCTCTGATAGGTTGGCTCGGTTGTCATAGGACGAGGCGTTTGACACATACACGTCGCCTCCAATTTTCCCTTCGTTAAGATCTACAATTAATTCTTTTGGCTTGGGCGTGGTGGTAATAATCTGCTGCACTCGGGGGATGCGTGGGTCCCGTAGACGTAAGGTAAACTGTACGCCGTCGTAGGCATCGTCGATGTAATCAAATGCACACAGCTCGTCGAACCAGGCGCCGTGATACTGTTTACCACGATACCGTTCTGGCTCGGAAGCTGGGATTCCTTGGATAAGAGACCCGTTTGTAAGGGTGATCTCAAAGAGGGACTTGTTGTAGTCTCGAATGAGTGACGGGGGAATGATATTGAGAAGTCCAGAGTCCCCCTCGAAACAAGTTGCACGTATATCGTTTGAGGTGGGAGCGGTGACGAGCCAGCGGGTGTTGTCAAAACGCCAAGCGCGAATGCCAATCCAATGGCTAGCAGTGTGCGTCTTCCCCGATCCACGACCGGCAAGCATAAGAAAGGTATCATACTCACCATCTTCTGGTTCCCTTTGGTGCGCTAAGGCTTGTAAGTGCCACCGCACCTGCCAAATGGCAGCTTCTAGCTGTTGCTTAGGCCAGTGTTTGTTGTTTTGTGCGAACTTTTTTAGTATAAGTTCTTGTTTGTCTGTTAATGGCATGAAATAAACCCTTCTCCTACGAGAAAGCTGTTGTCCTGTCCGGTTGTCTCAATATGCACGCACATCTGCGCGGCAATTGGTGTTATTTTGGTGATGTACCGTCTAGCTTGGTGTACCTTTATCGGTGGCGAGACCTGATTTTCAACCAACTTTGTGCGGCTTTTAAAACTAATCGTGTAATACCTGTAAGTGTCATCAAACTGTACCTTAGTTCTATGGCCAAGCGACTCGACAAGACCCTGAACCTGTAACATAAGCCCGTAATTAATCGACGTAAACCTAAATTGATCTTTTGCTTTTGAATATTGTCTTGATTTTGCATACAGTATACCACACAACAGTTCGGTTCGTTGCTCTGCCGAGGCTAATAGGTAGTTTTCGGGTATTTTTGCGGGTATGTTTGGCGCTAATTGCGATTCAATACTGGGACTTACCACAAATTCACGCTCGCCGGTGTTAATTTTCTTGCCAATTACCAGTTTGTAGCCCGCGTCTTTGAATTTTTGCTCCACAAACTTAAACGTGCCCCGGGGAGCTGCCATACTTCGGTTAGCTCGTCGGTTAAAAAACCAAAATCCAAAGATAAATGGCTCTACCGGCAGGTCTTGCCTTGGAAGAGATAAGGGTTTTGTGGTTGGGACTGAGTAGATTAACCTGTTTGCGTGGTTTTTTAAGTTGGTATCTACCAACTTATCCACGGATACAAACTTTAATGGGCGCCTAAACTTCTTCTTGCCCTGGTACTCACAGATTCTTTGGCGGTATTTTGGAGTTTCTACCAAAAATCCTAGCTTATTGTCCCCAGCGGCAGTAAGGTAGTCGTTAAACAACACCTCATAGCAGGTTTGGGCGCGGTACTCTTGGATTAATTTAACCTGGACAATTTGTCCATCTTTGTTAAAAATATAATCGCCAACTCGCAGTTTGCTTGCTGGCTTCCAATAGTCAAGGGTTAGTACTTTTTGGTTTGCTAGTATTGCCATAGAAGTTTTCGAGGACCCAGAAGTCCAGCCATCGCCCTAACGGCGCTCGAATTTTGTTTTGGATTGGTATTGGTAAGCGGTTGATATCCATAGTTTCGGTTAACTTTAGGCGATACTCAAGAAACTTTACGGTTTCTCTATCAAACACTTCGACCGGTATATCTACGCTTTCAAAATTGTGAAGATCACATACCAGCACTCTGAGGCCACGAAACTTCCCTGATGCGCTTTCGAGCGCACCTTGGATTTGGTATGCGTAATCGTTCATATTCTAACTAATGCAAAAAAATTAGGCATTGCGTCCTATTTTAAAAAATAAAAAATTGTCCGACTTTATTTAAAAAAATTTGAGAAGTTGGACAATTTTTTTTCTAATCCAATCAAATACTTAACTCAAAAATTGTCCGACTTGTCCGACTTGTCCAACTTCTTTGCAACTTTTACCCTACCAATTAAATTTATCTTTTTTTTAAAGTGAGTAAAAAAGTGAAATAAAGTCGGACAAGTCGGACAAGTCGGACAATTTTTCGATTAAGTCTATGATTTTGCTAAATAAAAAATTGTCCAACTTCTTTCAAAATTGTCCGACTTGTCCAACTTCTTTTTTAAAAAATTACAAAAATATACAAACTTGCGCTCTGTGGGGCCCCCGGGCCGTGGGGGGTGGGGGTCTAAAAAAGGGGTATCAACAAATAGGAAAAGCCCCCCATTCCGCATTGTGAGATGCGATTTCACATTGTGAAACGCCACATTGGTGCGGTGCAACATTGGTGCGGTGCAACATTGGTGCGGTGCAACATAACCCCCGTTTAAACAATGCACCAATATGGTGCATGATGTTGCGGTGCAATATGCGTGTATGCGTATATACGCACATATGCATATAACCAGCCCGCCCCGTTTAAACAATGCACCAATATGGTGCATGATGTTGCGGTGCAATATGCGTAGGTGCGTATATACGCATTGAGGCATATAGATAAATAACCATGCGGGTGCGAGGGGCAAAGTGGCGGTGAGGCGAGATAGTGGCATTTTGCCGAGTTAGTGATTACCCACTATTTCACAATATGAAAAGCCTCAGCAAGCCCCTTTATAGCCCCGCCATTAAGTTTAATTGTGAGATGAGGGGTAGGTATCACCCGCCCCACGATCTCGATTTTCGAGGGTAAACCCTAAGTATAAAGAGAGCCGAAACCATAACTAAAAGTTATAACCGCCAACTGTAATTTTTCTCACATTGTGGAATGAAAACCCTTGTTTTCCTACACCATATCTATACGATTGAGGTATAGCAATTTTGCTATTTGATTACTAACCTTTAAGGAATAGAACACATGAACAATAGAGAACAATGGTTAAACACCATAACTAATAAGTATCTTCGCCCTCACTTTGCTAGTAAGGGCTACACAATCCCCGCCAATATTAGGCTTTCATGCTCACAATCTAGCAAAGGTATCCACACCAAAAAACATCAAAAGCGATTCACATTGGGTCAATGCTATCCCGCCTCAATGAGTAGCGATAACACTACTGAGATTATTATTGTGCCGAGTTTGTCCGATTCGGTGCGGGTAGTTGATGTTTTGATTCATGAGTTATGCCATGCCACAGTAGGTAATAAAGAGGGTCATAACAAGGTTTTCGCTGATTGTGCCTATGCCGTAGGTTTAGAGGGCAAACCAACCTCAACCAATGCAACAGAGGGTTTGAAACAGGCGATTCTACAATGGGTTAAGTATGAGGGCGAATATCCACACGCTACCCTAAACGCTACCTATAAAAAGCAATCTACCCGCTTACATAAGTGTGATTGTGTTCATTGTGGCTACACCATGCGGATAAGTAGTAAATGGCTCAAACTCGCTACCCCCCGTTGTCCTTTAGGTCATGGCGAAATGACTCACGATTTCGCCTCAGATGATGAGGATTCTGAGGAATAAACCACATGGCGGGGCAAACCCCCGCCATGTTTAAACACACCACAGGAAAACAAAACCATGAAAACCTTAGCCTACTATAAAGAGCAATTTTTAAACTTAGACAATGCCAAAGAATACGCACAAACTCAGGACAAATTTATTTATGTTCAGGATTTAACAGACCTACCAATAGAGAGCCGAATTTTAGAGGCATTAGACCTAGCATTTTGGGATTATTGCGTAGAGCATGATTTATTGAGTAATGTTTAAACACACCACAGGAGAGCCAAACCATGATTTTAAATACACCCGAACAAATAAACCATTTCAGGAATTTAACCTTGCTATCCATGCTCAAATTGGAGATTAAAGGGCTAAAGATGAGCCGAGGCAAAACCGCCTATTCGATCATCAAAACACAATTTGGGATCAAGGGCAGTAAGACCGCAGTTTATAACCAATTAGCCGAGGCACTCGGTAAACCGACAATCTAACCACAGGGCGGGGCTATCCCCCGCCATGTTTAAACACACCATAGGAACTAAAAACATGACAATCGAACTTAATCCAATCAGTAAAAATATCAATGTGCTAACGCTACCCATGGGGGATATTTTGTTTAGTTATAAAACCCCTGTTGCATTTTACGAAATGAATACAGGTAACTATTACAGGACATCTCAAAAGTGGTCTAAAACCACAAGCAGACACATTAACCAATGGTTAGCGGATCGACACGCAACAGAGAAAACCACAGAAAAGCCACAGGTATTCTTTGACGAATTGACAGGTTTTATTTAATCAACCACAGGGCGGGGGAAACCCCGCATTGTTTAAACATAGGGGCAGTTATGAAAACAAAACTAAAAAACAGGCTAGACAAATTAACCAAACTCTATCCGAGTGTGTGGTTTAAAGATGGGGGCGAGTTTGCCTCTAGCCATGCCAATTCAATTTGGACAGGTGAGGGGAGTGAAATAGAGGGGGATTATGCGTTTAGTTTTTACGGCTACCCCGACACATTGGGGATACACCCGAAACTAGAAAAGACCCTAAACAAAATGGGGTTATATGCTGAGTTTTATGATGGCGGGACAGTTTTTATTTACGAACAATAAGGGGCTAAAAATGCGTAATTTACCATTGATCATAACCACAGTCATACTCACCGCCATATTCGTTTTGTGCCTGTATGTGGTGCTAGAAAAGGCATTAGCCATATGTGTAGTAGGGTTAATCTTTACTTCTTTTGCTTTTGGGTATATCGTTAGAGATGATTTAAATTAAAGGGGAAAACATGAGGAACAACAGAATCACATTATCAATAAATGAAATCGTAAGAGTGGCAGAGGTTTTGGAACTATACAAGGTGGCGTTTAAACAAGACCCCGACAATACCGAATTTTACAGGGGTGCATATTCCATGCTTACCGATTTGGATATTGAGCCAAAGACCGCAAGCCAACTACTAACCACGATTCAATTCAAAGTGCGTATTGCTAAGATCGATTCCGAAAAGGAACGGCAAGAGGAATACGATTTAACAGTTAAATATCAGTTATGACCAACCAACAACAGGGGGCTATTTTCTAAACCAACCTAGACCCGCCTAGATAAGCGGGGGCAGTAAACCATTACAACCAAAGAGGCAAATTATGTAAACCAACCTAGACCCGCCTATACAAGCGGGGGCAGTAAACCAATACAACCAAAGAGGCAGATTATGATTGAATATATTGACGAATCACAGGCATATGAACTTTATAACGAGATGTTAGACGAACTCTACTCACCCATAAACATAGCGGGTATAGAGTTCGACCCTAGCAGAGTGTTAAAGGAATTAGACCCAATAGCGTATCAATGCGGGTTTAATGATTGGCTCGACAGTTGCGACTATACGACTGATCCGAGTGAACTCGAAACCGAAACCGAATGAGGGGGTGTTTAAACATGGCTAACCCAATTAATAAAATCCTAGACGATTTGCGGGTGTGTGATGATGTGAAAGAGGCACAGGCAATATTAGACGAAACCTTTTACATCTATGGGGCTGATTCTGAGGAATTGGAAAGGGTGGGTGAACTTTATAACACCCGCATAAATGAACTGATCGAGGGGCTAGATCGTGATTATTGACCAACATAAACCGACACTCACAGAGCCACAGTTCTATGAGATCGTGCAAACCATAGCCGACATTGGTAAAGATTATGATGACTATAAAACCTATTACAAGATGTGCGATAGGTATGGTAAGCAAGTGATCGACAACATTGTGTTTAAGATCAATGACATTTATTTAGACATACTAAGAGGGGGTGCGTTTAAACATGAACAATGAAACTTTATTAGAAAAAATTGCATTGACCATATTGTTTATTTTATTTTTAGGCATTATTCTTAGCGTATGAAAGCATTATTAACATTATTGGGCATTATCAAATTACCAACCACGAAACGAAAGGCAAAGCCATATGGCAAACTTATATAAAACCATTTCATTACAGGATACAACCAACCTTATTCAAGCAGTAGGAACGCATACGACTGTATTGGCTCAGGGTGAGATGGGTATCGGTAAATCATCAATCCTACACGCATTAAGAGCAAAACTAGGGGAAAAATATCATTATTGTTATGGTGATATGACAACCAAAGATGTGGGCGATTTTCTAGTGCCTAAGATCCGTAGTTTAAACGGGGCAGAGGTATGCTCATTTATTCCTAATGAGGAATTTGGTTTTCACCATGACAAACCAATCGTATTAATGCTTGATGAGATCGGCAAGGCAAGTAAAGCAGTTATGAATGCTTGTTTACGATTAATGCTAGAACGCAAACTAGGCACTTACTCACTACCGAATGGATCGATTGTATTCGCAACCACTAACCTAGCCAATGAGGGTATAGGCGATATGTTGCCCCCTCATGCACGCAACCGCCTAACAGTTGTAAAGGTGCGTAAACCTACGGCTGACGAATGGCTAGAAAACTTTGCATTGGATAACGACATAGCCCCTGAAATCTTGCAGACTGTAAAGCAATTCCCGCAGATGTTAGCGAGTTTTGAAGATTACACGAATCCAAAAGACAATGAGTATATCTATGATCCACGCACACCCCGCCCCGCTTTTGCGACACCACGCAGTTTGTCAAAGGCAAGCGACATTATTAAAAAGGTCAAGCCATTAGGGATTGACATTCTCGGACACGCATTAAAAGGCACTATTGGGGATCGTGCAACCTATGACACATTGACCATTGTGCAGTTGTCAGAGCAGTTGCCTGATTGGGAAAGCATTATTAAAGAGCCAACAAAAGCACCTATTCCCAAATCACCCTCAGCAGTTTGTATGCTTGTGTATTCGGCAGTTCAACAGATTGACAAGGAAACATTACCCAAGTGGCTAACATACATGAACCGATTAAGCAAAGAATCACAGGGTTTATTTGCTACGAGTGCCATGCGAACACAGAAAAAAGCCATTGTTGCAACCAATAAAGAGTTCGTAAAGTGGGCTACCGATAATAACTATATGTTCTCTGGGAGTGTTTAAACAATGCCAAACCCAAAAAGCAAAATTGAACTCGATCTATCCAACACCATGCAATATAAGTTGAAATTGGTTAAGACGATTGAGGAAAAAACCAAACTCATTAACGAGGCTAACCCAATGCTCATGGCTTTTGGTAAAGCACTCAAACCATATAAACCATACCTAACCTACGAGGACAATGTTTAAACATGGCACTAACCGCAGAACAACGCATTGAAAAAGCACACATTGAGATTATGAGGCATGGTGGATTTGTGGCATACACAAACCTAATCATGGTGGGCGATACCAAGATTGATGACAACGAGCCAACCGCTAGAACTAATGGGCGGGATATTTGGTATGGTCGCAAGTTCGTAGATTCGCTAACCGACAACGAACTAAGAGGGCTGATCTTGCATGAGGCAAAACACAAGATGTATCGCCATTTAGATACATGGAAACACTTAGCCAAGATCAACCCAATTAAGACCAATGTGGCTTGTGATTTTGTGATTAACATTGAGATCGTAGATGAGGGTAAACAAAATCTCGACAATCATGGCAAACCATTTTGCGTGTTGCCTGAGGGCGGGCTATATGACGAAAAGTTTAGAGGTCTTAGCACCGCAGATGTGTTTGCATTGTTGCCTGACTACCGAGGTGGTGGGGGTAGTGGTGGCGAGGGTGATGGCGAGGGTGGTGTGTTTAAACCAATGGATCACCATGATTGGGAAAACGCAGAAAAACTAACCGAGCAAGAGAAAAAAGAATTAGCCCAAGAGATTGATCAAGCCATACGACAAGGTGCAATCTTAGCGGGTAAAGTTGGCGGGAATCAAAACAGAGCATTTACTGATCTTATGAGTGCCAAGGTCGATTGGAAAACCGCCCTTGCTGAGTTCGTTAGTGCAGTATGCAAAGGCAAAGACGATAGCACATGGGCTAAACCAAATCGTAGGTGGCTACAACACGATATTTATATGCCCTCTAGCGTAAGTGAAACAATGGGTCGAGTGGTGGTCGCTATTGATACATCAGGGTCTATTAATGATTACATATTGAATCGTTTTATATCTGAAGTTGCCAACATGATGGAAAATGTAAACCCCGAATTGGTCGATTTACTTTATTGGGATACAAGAGTTGCGGGGCATGAGGTATATGGTTTAAACGAGTTCGACAAAATGACACAATCCACAAAGCCTAAAGGTGGTGGTGGAACTGATCCCGATTGTATTGGCAAATATATGACCAAAAACAATATCGTGCCTGAGTGTGCCATTGTGTTTACAGATGGTTATGTATGTTCATGGGGTGAATGGAGTTGCCCTGTATTATGGTGCATACTTGATAACAAAGATGCTAATCCCAATGTGGGATCAACAATTCATATTGAAATGGGGGATTTATGAATCAGGAAAAAATGACCGAGGAATTGTGGGATTGGCTATATCTTTTTCACCCGCAATTAGTCAGCAAATTTTTAGAGTTTTATTCTTATAAACAAACATTGAAAGGCAAATAAAATGGGACATTGGAAAGGCATGAGGTCATCATCTCAAGTTCAAAGTGAAAGCCCCAATAAATACTTAAACTTTGATAAGGTTAAAGAGATTTACGAAAACACAAAACCGATCAGGGGTAAGCGGGAGTGTTTAAACATTCGCCCTGTCGGTGAAAGGGGTCGAACACAGGATAGAGTTATTAAGGTGAGTGATGACGAATATTACTTAACTTGCAATTCTTATGCGTATGTTAGCAAAGACAAAACAGAGCATGACAACCATTGTAGGGCAATCACATTTAGAATGTGCTACGATACTGAAACTATTATTATCCACACACCAACAGGCAGTTATGGGACAATGAATCCTCATTGGTTAAACTCGCCCTCTATGCTTTATTTTTATCATTACAAATTACCAAGAGAATTTGGAGTGCATAACCACAGGGGCAAAAAGTATATCGCCCACACAGTCGAGGAACTAACAAAATACTACATAATGGCTAAGGGTGATATAGTTTTTATTAAAAGAAAAGGTGATTCACACTTTAAGCCACATCAAGTTCACAGGGAATATGTGCGATCCTTAGATAAAGATCAGACCAAGGTGGCTAATCAAAACATCAAGCCATTCTTAGACTACGCTAAAGCCATGATCAACATTATTGAAACTGAAAAATGGTCAAGTGGTAATCCACTCACAAATATATCAAAAGAGGAACTG